ATAGTCCATAGCATAGATATATACTTTACCACCTAAATCCGTCCATCTTTGACAGAATCCAAAGTCTTCACCAAAGTATCGTTTAGTTTCTACATCATGTAAAGTATCAAATAAATTGTAAAAGTTTTCTTTTTTAGTTTCTTTACCATTAATTACAGTTGGTTGATATATTTCTAATTCAGGATGTTTTTCTATCATTGTTTCAATGACTTTTCTTTTAATTAACATACATCCTGTAGGAGCATGAGTTACTTCTATAATACCATTCTGCATTGTTAACTCATTCTTATTACCAATTTTAATTGGATACATATATCCTGCAGGTAATAAATCTTTCTCCGATTTTACCATATCTGTTTCATGTATTTTTCTCCACATTTTTTCAGTATCAAATGTCTTCATTGGATATGGACATGCAATAATATCTTTATCTGCTTCTAACATTTTAAATATAGTTTCTGAGTTAAAATCAATATCAGAATCAATGAATAATAAATGGTCATACTGATCTTCATGATTTAAAAATTCAGCTACACATAAGTTTCTACCTTGTGTGACTAATGATGATTTTAACAAACTAAAACTTAAAAGTATGTTTCGTTTCATACATTCTAATTGAAACTTTAACACCGCTTGTGTGTAATGCATAGATACTTCACTATGACATGGTGTACATACCATTATTTTATATTTAGGTTTTGCTCCTAGATTTATTTCTGTATAATTAGAATTAACTTGTTCTAATTTTTCTGTTTGATAAGTATCTGGATTAGGTGAAGTTTTCTTTTCTTCATTAAACCAAATGGGTTTATTGTTTTGCATTTATCGCTCCTTGTAAAAATCTAGTCCAACTAATTCCTTTTATTTTCCAATCATAAAATCTATTCACATAATCTCTTTGTACTTTTAGATAATCATTTATTTCTGGATTTTCTAAAGATTGAGCTGCAACTTCAATACCTTCAGCAAACTTCATAGCTAAACTTTTATAGTTATTTGAATAAGGTACATACATTGGAAACTCAGCTCCTGTTTCATATAAAGCGCCAAAGTTTGTAGTCACACAATATAAACCTGCAGCCATTGCTTCTAATAAAGATATACAAAATGTTTCTTCCCAAATACTTGGATAAACAAATAATCTATAATCTTTTAAATGTTCTTTAATATATTCGTTTGGTTTATATCCAATGTAATTAACATTAGGTAGTTTTTTAGCTTGATCGTATAATTCTTGATAATGTTTATCATTAGCTTCATGAAAACCTTTGCCATACACTTCTGTTGATGAATAAACATCTAAAGTAATTAATGGATTCTTTACTAATTGCATTGCACCTAACAAAACACTTAATCCTCTCCAAGGTGTACAATGATGAATAATTTTTATTGGGTCACCTTTTTTATATACTGTTGAAATAGGTTCAATATTTTCTATACCATTTTTAATTACTAAACATTTTTCTGTTGGTAAATCAAACATCATTCTAAATTTTTCAAAACTCCAATTAGAGTTAAATACATACCAATCATACTTATGATGATTTGCTTTATTTCTAAACCATGGTTCTAGATTAGGTTGATCGTAAGAATTTTTTTGCCAAAGTATATTTACTTTAGTTGTATGTAATGGAATTTTTTCTGGTACAGATGTTGTTATTTGTACTTGATCTAATAATTTTGAATCAACGTGTTTTCTTAAATATTCAAATTGAAGCTCTGTTCCGCCTCTAGGATTTTGGTTTGTCATTTTTTTGATTCATCACTTTCTGAAATACTTGTAGACCTTTATTAGTAACTTGCACGGTGACATCTTCTACAATGTCAGGTCCTTCTATCTTATCTTTTGATACTTCTCCTGTCTTAGTATTTCTATAGGTTGTTATAGTTGTACATTCTATTTTAGGTATATCATGTGTATGTGGAACATCTCCATTTTCATGAGAATGTGTAATACCATTATCGTGTGTATGCTCTATATTCTTTTTATCCATTTTCTTGAGATCTATCTATCAGAAGATAACTCACTTGTCCAGAGGCCTTATCAGCAACACTAGCTTGTACTTTTAATACGTCTCCTGCTTCCATATTAATAACATCTTTTGCAAAATTGTCTGTTGCTTTATTTAAAGTGCTGTGTGCTACTTCAACATCGGAGCCACCTGATTTTTTTAAAAATACTTCAAAGTCAACATTGGTATTATCTATTACACATGCCTGTACTGATTTTACAATAGCAATAGCTGATGTACTAATAGTTAACACTGTTGTTAAATTAGTTGTTGTTAAATCAAATGTTTCGCTTTTATAAAAATTTGCCATTAGCTAAAAAACCAGTTCTTTCTATCTTCTTCATTTCTTAAATCTTCTTGAAAAGAAAAGTTTAATTCTGTTTTAATTGTATCAACCGCTCTAAGAATCTGTCTTTGATTTTCTACTTCGTATTCGTCTTTAGGTTCTGGTATATATGAAGTTATTTTAGCCATTAGAAACTTCCCATTTCAGCTGCTGATCCACTTCCACTAAAACCTGGACCTGCTTGTTGTTGAGCTTGACTTGCACCGGTGCTTTGTTTTCCACTACCACCTGGTCCTTGTTGATATCCTCCGCTAGTTGAAGAAGGTCTTGATGCTAATGATTTTGTTATTCCTTTAGCCTGAGCCATGTTTCTTGCTGCGGCGTCTCTTCTACCTTGAGCACCGCCATACTTTCTCATGTCAAGATAATCCATTAAACTTGTTGCTTGTCCAAAATCAGAACCTTGAATTCTATTATTTAATCCTCTTAAAGATTCTAAACCACGTCTTACTAAACCAAAAGGAGTAAAATTAGATATGAATTCAAATAGTTTTGCAATACCTTTTGGCTCATCACTGACTAAAGATTCTACTTGTTCAACATCAGGTTCATTTGCAACACCATAAGAAGTATCAATTCCTAAATTTTGTAAAGGTGCTAATTTAGTGATTCCACCTGGATAATAATCTTGTGGTGCATTTATAAAACCAAGATCAGATGGATAATAATCTTGTGGAGCATTAATAAAGTTACCAACATTTTTTTGCATATTTTGTTCAATTATTTGATTAACTAAATCCTGATTTCGTAAACCAGGAATATTATACTGATTAAGTATATCTGCAGTATTTATAAAAGGTGAAGCTGCTGTAGTATTAGTTATACCGGTCGCTAAATCAAAAGTTGGAGTTATATTTCTATATGTTAAATTAGGAACTTGAGGCATTTCAGCTGCACTAGCTGAACCAAAAATACTATCAAAAATACTTGATTCAGGAATTTGTTGTTCAGCCTCATATGCTGCTTTCATTTGTTCATAAGCAGGTTGAGAAGACAACTTTATGTTTTCTTGACCAGGAACATAGTTTTTAGAAAACTGTTGGTCGTAATACCTTTTTTCCATAGGTTTTAATTGATTATATAAATTGTTATAATTTATTTCTGCCATTATCTTCTACCGTCTGGTTTTATATCTACTCTTAATGTTCCATAACGCCAAGTTTCACCTACAGCGTCGTTTTCAATTTTAATTGCAAGAAGTCTTCCTCTTGCTCTAGTGTCCACTTTATCAGTAGAACTTGTAATTGTAAAGGGGCCAAGTGGTGAGCTTGATGCGGTATCACTTGGATAGTTATTCAACAGTAATGTTACTTTTGAATTACCAGTTAATACTTTAAAGTCTGGTATAAATCTCTTCATGGACATAATAAATTCACCATCGCCTCTAAGATCAGCCACACCTGTTGCTTGACCTGTTAGACCTCTTCTTGCAGATATATCAAAATCTCCTGATTGTATAAATGCATCAATAGAAGTTGTACCTGATGAATTGATTTGATCGGTTCCGGTTTCATGAGCATAGTAAGTTGATGCTCCGTATTTTGCAGTAATTCCTTGTATTGAAAAATTAGGTACAGCTGTTGCATTGTATTCTGTTGCATATGGTAAATCAAATACCCCTGCATCTGTATAGCTAGTTCTAGCTAGTGATGATGTTGTCCAACAGTTTTCTCCGTAGTTAAATGTAACACATCTATCAATTTGATCTGATCCATTTTTTGCATAAAACCAATTTACTTCATTATATAAAGTATTATGTTCTGCAAAAACAATTTGACCTGCATCATAATTTAAACCTAAATTATCTCCCGTAGTTGTAAACACAAAGTCTTCAACTAAACATGGTATTGCTTTAACGGTACCATCGTACATAAAAAATCCACCTTCACCAGACATCCAAAAGACAACACCATTAGAATACGTCAGTGCATGTTGACCAATCAATCCACAGTTTGTACCAACTTGTTTAACTGAAAATGTAAATGGTGGACCAACGAATTGAATTACATAAGCAGAACTATCTGTTAATACTAAAGTATAATCTTTACCAGATACTGCTCCTACAATTTCATTTCCTTTATCTACTCTAAATGTTCCAGCAGTATTTGTTGCAGTTGGAGCATAGGTATTAAAGTCTTCTTGATTTGAAAATCTTATAAACATTGGATCTTGTGTTGATGAATCACCAATTGTAGTTTCTGTTCCAAAATGAAATACGTGTCTATCTCTATCCGATACTTGAGTTAATCTTGATGCAGTAGGTGCACCACTCATAACTGTTGCTCTATTTGTTCTTGGATTAGATGCACCTGCATCCCAAGTAAATGTTTTACCATTGTGAATTGTTGCAACTAATATTTGACCAAAGTTATCTAAACTCCAGATGCCTGGATCTAGGATCACGTTACTAGTTGAACGCTCCGTGCCCCATGCTTCTTCGCCCCATAAATATGTTCCCCATCCATAACCTGCAGATTGGAATGTAGGACCAACAAGTACATATGGATCAATTTGTGCAGAACCTGTTCCAGAAGTTGTGCCTGCTGAATTAGATGGCATCGTAATTTCAAAAGTGTTAGCTGTTACATTTGCTATTTCAAAAGTATTATCTTCAAAATCAGATGTAGCATATCCCGATCCTGTTGGAACCGTAACACTAGAAAATTTTACATATCGTCCATCTGATAAACCATGAGAAGTTTTATTTACTATAACTGTTGGTGAACCGGTTGATGCATCAAAGTCAGCTCCAGTGATTGCTGTGTCTAATGGTGTAATGTCATAAAAGTCTTCACCATAATATAAGAATAAACCTTGTGAGGTACCAATTGCAGTATACTTTTCACCCGCTAAAGATGTCCATGCATGCTGTGCTCTAGCGACACCTGGTAAAGTTAAATTTTCAATAGTAAGCTGATCCCAGCCACCTATTTTTTCAGGTAGTCCATATCTAAATCGAACAAAATCACCATCGACCCATTGAGACTCGGCTCCGGAATCCGTGACCATCTTGTTAAAACCAGGCTTGAAATTTAGTTTTTGTAGCATATAACCTACTATATAATACTTATGAATATAATGAAAGCGAGAATAATCTGGTTTCCCGAACGTCTATCATACATAGATTTTGACTCATTACAAGATAAAATAGATTGGAAAGAAGAACATTTAAATAATGTACGTAAATATATGAAAGAAGATGGATTGTTATTTCCTGCTATATTTAAAGATAATGAAATACATTGTGGACATTATAGATTTAGAGTAGCAAAAGAAATGGGTTATGATGGTATTGATGCTTATAAAGTAAACACCTTTAAAGAAGCTCTACATTTGACTAAATTTAGTGAATTGTGTTATAAACATTACAAAGAATATAAAGAGAAAAACTATGTATGAGTCATTAATAGAAGCAACTAAATTTCATGCTGTAAATCAAAATAATTGGACAGGTGAAGCATTAGCAGAATATAAACATAATATTTATAATTTAATAAAAGAAAATAATATTAAAACCATTTTAGATTACGGTTGTGGTAAAGCAAAATTTCATTCTATTTTATTTAATAATAAAAAAGTTCCAGGATCTCCAATGGGCATAAATATAACTCCATATGATCCAGCAGTTGCACAATATGCAATTAAACCAACTGGAACTTATGATTTAGTTTTATGTATTGATGTCATGGAACATATTCAAGAAGATAAAGTTGATGAAGTTTTAAAAGATATTTTTAGTTTTAGTAATAGAGTGTTTTTAACTATTACTTGTTATCCTGCTACACAAATTTTAACTAATGGTAAAAATGCACATTACACAATTAAAGAACCTGATTGGTGGAAAGAAAAATTAAAACCTTACAATGGTAGTTATATAGCAATATTTCAAACTATGCCTGATAGAGGTGGTAAAAAAGTAAATAAAGAAGAATGGAAACCTAATGCAACTACTTTAAAAAAATTAAAAAACAATGATAAAACATTAGATCAAACTCAGAAAGAAAAAGCAAATTTATTGTAATGGATCATTTGGACGCGATTGTAGAAATTAAAAACGTGGTACATCTTGAATTTATTAAAAGGATAAAAAATTTTATAGATAAAAAATCAAAAGATAATTTAGAAACTATAGGTGGTGTAAAAAAAAATATTAGAAATGTAAAAGGGTATCATTTAAATTTTAATACTCCAACTAATATTTTTTATTGGAATTTTATAAAACAAGAAATAGAGAGATTATACATTTTTTACAAAGGTAAATTTCCTAAAATGATAAGTAATAAAATAAATCAAATAGATTTATTAAAATATAATATTGGAGGAAAATA